GGAAGCAGAGATATCAGTCTATTTAGACATATAAATCGAGAGTTGATAAATGAAATTATTGATACTCGTTGTGATATATTTAAGTATTCTATATTTGATAATAAGGAAAATCTTTACGGAGAAGCATTAAGTAAAGTTTTTAAACCTGGTGTTAGAGTAGCAGGGCTTATAGAAAAAGGTGATAAAGAATGGTCAGCAGAAGATATCGGACCAGATTATTCTCGCACAATTACATTTTCATTTTTAAGAGATGATTTGGCTTCGTTAGAATTAGGTTCGACAAACAATACTGTAGAACCAAATGAAAATGCACAAGATGCAAATGTATTTTTAGAAATTGGTGATGTTATATTTTGGGATTCTATATACTGTGAAATAGATACCGTTGCACAAGGACAATATCTATTTGGTAAAAATCCAGATACTGATTCGCTTGGAGGAACACATGGAGCTAGTTGGTCTGTTATAGTTAATACACATGAAATGAGAAGAAGTAAGATAAACACACTTGAAAATGTTAGAGCTGGATACGACGAATACGTTTCAGGTACAAAAGTAGATGAACAGAGAGGTGGATTATATGGCTAGTAAAGAAGAAATGAAAAATGTAGATAGAGCCAATCAAATAAGGCGAGACGACAAAGTAAAAGATTTGTCAGTTAATTTATATGATATCGATTCTGTAATAAAATATTATTTTGACAATGTAATACAACCAGGTGTTATGGAAGATGGAGAAAGAATAAATGTACCTATTGTTTATGGTTCACCAGAAAGATGGAAGTCAATTCAGAAAACAGGAATTTATAGAGATAAAAAAGGAAAAGTTCAATTTCCTGCAATTGTATATAAAAGAACTAGTGTAGAAAAAAGAAGAGACTTAGGTAGTAAAGTTGATACAACAAATCCATTATATTATGGTTTTCAAAAAAAATATACAAATAAAAATAGATATGATAGATTTGATATTCTTATAGGTAGAAAACCCCAGACTGAATTTCATAACGTTGTTGTTCCAGATTACGTAAAACTTACATACGACTGTATTGTATTTGCAGAATATCTAGAACAATTAAATAAGATAGTTGAAGATATAAATTATGCAGAAGGTCAATATTGGGGTCAGGATAATACATTTAAGTTTCTTTCTAAAATTGATAGTTTTGATATTGAAGCAGTTGCTGTACAGGGAGAAGATAGAGTATCGAAAGCTACATTCAATATAACAATGCATGGGTTTATAATACCTGATAATATACAAAAAGCAATGAGTAATTATAATCATAAAGATTATGGAAAAGCTGTAATTATAGTTAATGGTGAAACAGTTTCGTCACTTGAAGATATAGATAATAGAAACCAAACAAGAGACGAATCTATTTTTAATAAAAAAAAGGTTTCTAAATAAGTTATAAGGAGAATAAAAATGGCTGAAATTAAAGAAGGCACAAAGTTTACAGAAGAAGAAATGAAAAAAATAAATGGATTCAAAGAAACATATGATACAGTAACAATAAGTTATGGTCAGCTTGCAATGGACCAATTGGTTTTAGATGAATCTGAAATAAAAATAAAAGAAAGATATAACGCAACAAGAGTTGAAGAAAAAGCTTTTGTAAAAGAGCTTTCTGAAAAATATGGTAGAGGTGAATTAAACTTAGATACTGGTGTGTTTATACCTCAAGAATAATATATTTTGGGATTTAATCATTATATTTATATTAGAAATAACATATGACTCGAAAGGTTAATTCTCACACAATAAGGAGATAAATAAATGGCTGAAAAAATAATTAGCCCTGGTGTATTTACAAGAGAAAATGATTTATCATTTGTACAGCAAGGTGTCGCGCAAATTGGTGCTGCAATTGTAGGACCAACAGTAAAAGGACCTGCACTCATTCCAACGCAGGTATTTTCATACTCGGAATATCAAGCTCTTTACGGAGAGTCTTTTAAATCTGGTAGTAATTACTACCAGTTTTTAACATCAATATGTGCAAAGGAATATTTAAAACACGGTGGCCCTGCTACTATTGTAAGAGTTCTTCCTACTGCTGGTGTTGCAAACGCTAGTGCAAGCACTCACTTACTTCGAACTGCAAATGCTGGTAATGCACCGTCAAGTTCAGTTACATTTAATAAGGCATTAGTTGACGGTGAAACTTTAATAGAATATACATCATCATTAGGTGCTACATATTTATTTATCGGTGTTGATACTCCAATACCTGCAGACAATACATCAGTTGTGACAGGCGGTAGTTCAACAGGTAAATATTACTTTAATTTTGGTGACGCTGGACCTATAGGTTCTATAGCTACTGTAGCAAATCTTGTAACTAAGATGGGTACAATAACAGGAGATACATTTAGGTCACAATCAGATACAGCTGGCGTAAGAATAATGGAATTTACATCATCAATCGTATCTAACGATAACCAAGCTACAATACGTTCAGGTTCAACAACTGGAGTAATGGGATCGGCTGTAGTTACAACTGGTAATATTCCATCAACCGGCTCACTTTCTCTTAAGGCAGGGGTTGGAGCATCAGGTTCAACATACACTACATTTACAAAAGCTTTTGATATAGGATGTCATACAGATGGCCATATTATGAATAGTAGACCAGGTCCTAGTGATACAGCATTAGAGGTTGCATCAAACGATGTATTCGTATCTACTTCAGCAGCAGGTGCTGGAACTAAATTTGGTACAGATAGTAATATAAGATGGGAAATAAACAATGTACAGGAAGCTAAAGGTACATTCACACTTTTAGTTAGACGAGGTGATGATTCAAGTAAAAGAAAAGTTATTCTTGAAACTTGGGGTAATTTATCTCTTGACCCTAATGCAAGAAATTATATTTGTGCAGCAATTGGTAGTCAAAGACCTACAGTCGGAGACTCAACAACTGCATATCCATATATTCAACCAGCTGGCTCATTTAAAAATAGGTCTCAATTTATATACATTCCTGAAGCAAACGTAACAAATACAGTTGATTATTTAACTGAAAATGGAAGTATTAGAGATACTAATGCTACTGCTTCTCTTCCAGCAAACAATAGTTCTGGTTCATTTTACGGTGGTAATGATGGTACAGGCATGATTCCTAATTCAACTGCAGGTGCTGCAAACTATTATGAAAATTCAACTAATACAAACTTCCAAGGGTTGGATATATCAGCTGATGGTCAATCTGGATATGACGGCTATGAGTGCGCATTTAATCTATTATCTAATCAAGATGAATATGACATTAACTTACTTATTGCACCGGGACTTACAGATGCAATGTCTTCTGGACTAACCAATAAAATGGTTACTGTATGTGAAGAAAGAGGTGATGTAATGACAATCATCGACCCAAGAGATTACGCTGCATCTGAAACATTAGCATCAGTTACTGCAGTTGCAGAAGGGTATGATTCAAGCTATGCAGCAATGTATTGGCCATGGGTACAAATTTCAGACCCAGCTACAGGAAAATATATATGGGTACCACAATCGGTAATTATGCCAAGTATATACGCATTCAACGATAAGGTATCTGCAGAATGGTTTGCACCTGCTGGTCTTAATAGAGGTGGACAGGAAACTGTAGTACAGGCTGCAAGAAAATTAACACATGCTAATAGAGACGTTTTATATGAAGGAAATATTAACCCAGTTGCAACATTCCCTGGTGAAGGTGTAGTTGTATGGGGTCAAAAAACTCTTCAAAAGAAAGCTTCAGCTCTTGACCGTGTAAATGTTAGAAGGTTGTTAATCAATCTTAAAAAATTCATCGCATCAGTATCTAAATACTTAATCTTTGAAAACAATACTGCACAAACAAGAAACAGATTCTTATCACAAGTTAATCCTTATATGGAATCAGTACAACAAAGACAAGGTCTTTACGCTTTCAAAGTTGTGATGGACGAAACAAATAACACACCAGATATTATTGATAGAAATATAATGAAAGGCGATATATTTATCCAACCTGCAAAAGCTGCAGAATTTATTGTAATTGACTTTAACATAATGCCAACAGGCGCAACTTTTAACGATTAGGATATTTATATTAAATAGGAGATAAATAAATGGCAAACTTAATAGACCCAACAGAATTAATGTTCACGGCATTTGAGCCAAAGGTAACCAACAGATTTGTATTTTATGTTGATGGTATACCTTCATACTTAATTCGAGCAGCTGCAAGACCAAAAATTGTTAATAATGAAACTGAAATAAAGCATATCAATAATTCTAGATTTATTAAAGGAAGAAGTTCGTGGGATGCAATAACAGTAGAATTATATGACCCAATCGTTCCATCAGGTGCTCAGGCAGTTATGGAGTGGGTAAGACTACACCACGAATCAGTGACAGGTAGAAATGGATATGCTGACTTTTATAAGAAAGATGTGACAATTAACGTACTTGGACCAGTAGGTGATAAAGTAGAAGAATGGACAGGTAAAGGTGCTTTCCTTGTAGATGCTGACTTCGGTGCAATATCTTGGGAAAACGATATGGCACCAGCACTCGTTACTTTAAACATAAGAGCTGATTACTGGATTCTACAGTACTAGGAAGATAAGATATGGCAAATTACGCTACAACAACTAAAATTATAAAAGGTACAATTACAGCAACAGAAGACCAAAGCGTCAATGGGTCAGTTGCTGAAGCTGTAAATACTTATATACAAACTCTAGATTCGGAAGACGCTCCTATTATTGCAATATCAACGGCTATGGATGGCGGACATACTCTGACAGTAACAATTGTTTCTGGGGATAATCCATATTATGCTGGCCAGCATGTAGCTGATTAACATCAATAGACATTCAATAAGTAGTTGATGCTTTATCGTAAGCTATTAAAAGAATACAACATATAAAATTAAGTAGCCTGTTAATTCAGGCTATTTTTTTGAAAACTTTTTAGTTCGTATATATTTATATATACTAGGTTATATTAAAACATAATAAGGAGTTATATAATGGCAAAGCAAATGACAGAAGACTATCCAGGTAAAAAATTATCAACAGAAGAATTAAAACAACAACTCGTTCAAGATGCTGAAACTAAACAAGTTAAAGAGTCGAAGTTTCCTACTGAGATAATAGATTTACCATCTAAAGGTAAATTATATCCAAAAGACCACCCATTAGCTTCGGGTCAAGTTGAAATGAAATATATGACTGCTAAGGAAGAAGATATTCTTACTTCTCAGAATCTTATACAAAAAGGTATAGTTATTGATATGCTTTTGCGTTCTCTTGTTATAGGTAATGGTGATGGTAAAAAAGTAAATTACGATGATTTATTATTAGGTGATAAAAATGCAGTTATGATTGCAGCCAGAGTATTAGGTTATGGTAAAGATTATCCAGCTGAGATACCTTGCCCTGCATGTAAAACTAAACAAAATGAAACAATAGACCTTGCAGGACTTGAAAATAAAAATGTAAATATTACAGCTAACGAAAATTTATTTGAATTTGAATTACCTTTAAGTAAGAAGATTATAACATTCAAACTACTTTCACATTCAGATGAAGAAAAAATTCAAAATGAAATGAAGCGAATGAAAAAGAAAACTCATTCTTCTACAATTTCATATGATTTAACCAGCAGATTAAAGCAAATTATTATTGCTGTAGATGGAGATGAAACTAGAAGCACTATTAATAGTTTTGTTGAAAATGAATTTATTTCTAGAGACTCATTAGCATTTAGAACTAACTTAGAAAACGTCACACCAGATGTTGACATGTCAGTATACTTTGAATGTGATGAATGTGGGCATGAGGCCACTATACAAATACCTATGTCCGTCGAGTTTTTTTGGCCTAGGGCCTAAATATAGGCCCATTCTACACGAACAGATATTTCAACTTCTGTATTTCTCCAATGGTGGGTTTAGTCATGACGATGTATATACTATGCCTGTTTATTTAAGATTATTTTATCTTAAAAAGCTGAATGAACAACACAAGAAAGAAAAACAAGAATACGATAAAGCAAAAAAAGGTAGCAGTTCATCGAGCAAATCAATCAAGCGACCTTCTTTTTCTAAACCATCAGCTCCCAGAAAATAAAAAACCCTTTTCTTGATATTTATATAAAACTAATTAAGCGCAATGCGGAGAGCATAAATGAGAGAAAAAGTAATTCGAGAATATGTTAGAAAAATTATTTCTAATAAACTTTCAGAAAATAGTAAGCTTACACAAGAAGGTATAGTAAGTGGTGTACTTAATCATATATCAGGAATACTTAAAAAAGCAAACGATAAAAGGTTTCAAAAAAGCTTAGAAGACTTAGCTGCATCTGGACCTGATGGTAAGAAAGCAGCTGAGCATTTAATGAAATCCTTAGAGATTTTTGATGATGCAGCTGACCACGTAAATGATAAATTAAAATCTTTAGGGTTTGAAAAATAATAGATAGATATGGCTAAAAAGAATTGGAAAGAAGAACAAGCAGAGCTTAAAAAAATAAAGCAATTGAGAAAAGAGTTGCTTACAAATGAGAATGCATTGAGTGATGTTGATAAAAAGCGAATAAATAGTACGCGTGAATTATCAAAGATAATGCAAAAAACTTATAGCCAGACAAAGCAACATCTTAAAGACCAAGACCTTATATTATCACTAGAAACAAAAATTAGAGATAATAAAAAAGAACTATTAACAGTAATAAATCAACAAGTTCAAGCAAAGCAATTAGCTGTACAATTAAGTGATGCAGATTTAGCTTCAACTAAAGCTATAGTAGATGCAAATACAAAACGAGAGCTAATTAACAATAAACTATATCAAAAAGACTTATTAAGTTCGGAAGTAGCTACTGGTATTGTTGATATGGAACAAAAAATACTTGACCTCGCAAGAAACGAAGCACTAATAAGAGACCCAGCATTTAAGCAAAAACAAAAAGAACTTGATATGCTTAAAAAGAAAGTTGACCGTGAAAAGGAAATTGAAGAATGGACAACAAAATGGACAGACAAGTGGGATGATTTTAACGAAATAATACAAGACCCTAAAGTAGCTGGTGGTCTATTCATGATAGCAATGACCGATGAAGCTGGCAAATTTGCAAAAACATTAGAAGGTGCAGCTGATAATATGGGCATGTCTAAAACACAAGGATATGAACTTGCTGGTACAATGGGTGCAGCAAATTTACAAGGTGCACTATTTGGTATATCAGCAAAACAAAATGCAGATGCAATGGCAGGCTTGGCAGAAGGAGCAGGTGACCTCAATGATTTATCTGGTAAAGCAGTAGTACAAGTTGCAAATCTCGCAAGAAATATAGGATTGGGTGAAAAAGAAGCTGGTAAGCTTGTTGGTCACATGTCTCTTGTAGAAGGCATGACAATAAAACAATCTAAAGCTACACTAGAAACTACAGCAAATCTAGCTCGTGGTGCAAAATTACCTATAGGAAAGGTAATGTCCGACGTTGCAGAAAACATGGAACTCACATCCAAGTTCGGTAATATATCAGTCGAACAATTAGGTAAAATGGCTGTAGAGGCTGGAAAACTAGGAGCTACATTAGGCCAGATGTCTGCATTAGGTGATAAATTATTAGACATTGATACAGCAAGGGCTAGCGCAATGGAACTAAGTGTAATGCTTGGTAGACAAGTAAATGTTGATAAAGCTCAACAATTAATGTATGAGGGTAAAATAGAAGAAGGTTATAAAGAAATGCTTAATCAGCTAGGTGGAATACAAGGTTTCAACCAAATGGATTATTATCAGAAGAAACAAACTGCAGAATTAATGGGTCTCACTACAGGCGAACTTGAAAAACAATTAAATAAAGCTGCAGGTCTTACAGAAACAGGAGAAAAACAATCAAAATTTGCAGCTCAAGTGGCAGAAGCTACATCAAGATATGGTGGTTATCTAAAAGATAATGCAGTCACACTAGCAGCTACTGCAAACCTTATGGGTTCGATGGTTAAAAACGTAGGTGCATTTGCTCCAGCTCTTAAAGGGTTAGGTGGTAAAATTACAGGTAAACTTAAAGATACAAAGATAGGTAAATTCTTAGGTCACGGAAAAGATAAAGGGAAAGATTTGGTGGACCCAACTCCAAAATTAGATGATGCAGATAAAATGGGAAAAGGCGGCAAAAAAGGTGGAATTAAAAATAAAATGAAAGACCTTGCTGCAGGCTTTAAGGCATTAGGTAAAGGAGGGGTATTAAAAGGAATACTTGCTTTGGCACTAGCTGGACCGGCTTTATTATTAGCACTTCCTTCAATACCATTTTTATTATTTATGGGTGTAGTACCACTTGCAATGTTAGCAACAAATTTTAAATTCTTGGCACAAGGACTTAAATCTCTTGGTAAAGGATTTTCAAGCATATTAAAAGGATTGTTAGTATTAGGATTGTTGGGTATTGCAATGATACCTGCAGCTTTTGCATTTAAATTATTGGCAGGTGTTGACCCTCTTGCAATGTTGGCATTCTCAGGAGCAATAGTAATATTAGGTCTCGCTGCAGCAGGCTTAGGATTTGTATTTCCAATGGTTGCACTGGGCGCTGCAGCAATGGCACTTATAGGTTTAGCTATTATACCTTTCGCTTTTGCTCTTAAAATGATTCCTGAAGATTTAGATTTATTGGGCTTCGCAGCCGGAACTGCAGCATTAGGACTTGCAGGAATGACATTGATACCAGGAGCTCTTGGATTTATAATGATGGCTGGAGCTTTAACGCTATTTGCTTATTCACTATTATTACTTGTACCTCTTATGCCAGTACTTGATAAGCTTGGTTCTATTGGGGTAATTGGTGGAAAAAAAGAAGGAGGCGAAGCTGAAGCGGAAAGCGCAGCCGGAGGAGGTAATAGTGAAATTATTGAAAAACTTGACGAGTTAATCACAACAATAAAATCTGGAGGCAAAGTTATTATGGATGGAAAAGAAGTTGGTAAAGTAGTTCAATTAGCAACAGGACCTATAGGGAGTTAATAATGGCATTTAATTTTAAAAATTTAGAAGAATATTATACCAGCGGCAAGAATAGAAATGATATAATTAAACCAATACCTCCTGGTTTAGATTATTCTACGATTAATCCTGTTAATCCAATGGCTAAAACTTCTGAAAAAGCTACAGCAATTCTTGAATTATATGCTGGATTAAATCCTGGTGACAGGAAACCTATTTTTTCATCAGATGTCAGCCCGAGAATAAATCATCTAAATAATTATGAATCTGGATTTTTGGAACTATCTCCAAATCCCGACGAACGAGATGGACTTTCATCTTTTAAGTTTAATACAAAATTACCACGAGGAGGTTCATCACTCCAATCATTTACAAGATTAAGATATAATGATTATTTTGCAAGAGTAAAACCAGAAGGTAGAAATGGTTTGCAAATACCAGCTGGAACAGTTGGTAACTCACCAAGATTAAGAATGTCAGATAATCAAATAGAAAACTTTAAGAAAAAAGTAGGTAGTAATGATTTTGTAGATATTAGAACAGAAGCAGAAAGAAATAATCCTCGAACTCCATTGTGGGGTAAAGGCCCTTTAGTTCAAAGAGGTCTACAGCGAGGCAAAGATAATCCAAAAGGTACTCTTGAAATGATAAACAAGCTTACGGCTCCTATCATAGATACAGCAAGAGTTGCTAAGTATATGATAAGTCCTGATGGTTTATTATTTAATATAAAACAATTTGGTCTCCAACTTTCAAATC